GCTGGCCGCAAGCCGCAATGCGACCGTGCGCCGCGTGGCGCGCAATCTGCCGGTCGTCATCACTTAGCTTTGTAAACCGTCGTCGGCTTGGTTGCGGTCGGCTTGATCTCGCTCGTGATGCTCTCCGCCTCGACCAGAGACTTCAAGACTTGGTCGCGATCGCGCCCGAGGAAATGCGTGGCACGAATGAGCGCGCTGCGCGTGATGCCGCTTGCACCGGCAGCGCGGATCACCTGCAGCGTGCGCTTGACCTGAGATTCCGCCGCGTTGTCGGCGACATGACGATCAATGCCGTCGATCAATAAATCGACGCTGCGCTGTACGACGATCTCAGCCCAGCGTACATCCGCGAGCGTGATGACCGGCTTCTGCGAATCTCGGCTGACGGCGCGGATCATCGACAGGCGGCTTGTGTACTCCCACTGCCGTGCAAGGATCGCCGTGTAGCTCGTCCCGGCGAGCTGACGCTGCTTGTTGTTGATCTCGTTGCTGATCGCGTCCAGACGCGCCTCGGCGTCGGCATCGAGCGGCACGGTCATGATCTCTTTGGGTGCGACGTCGCCCCCCGCCATGAATTGCGACAGATTGCCGGTGCTGCCCAACGGCCACGCAACCGCGCGCAGGCCGTCGATCAGATCGTCCGACAGATCAATCTCGCCATCAATCCGCTTTGGATCTGGGTATGATTCTTCAGTTGCAAAAATGAGGTAGCGGGCAATGCTGCCATCGTGGGCGTTCCCCGATTGGAGCGCCGACCAGAACTGCCCCGGCGTGCTAGTACCGTGGACACACAAGTGCGGCTGGATTATCTCTTTGCGTGGATTTTCTTTCTGATTGCCGTATTCCGCCCCAAACCATATCCCAGACGCGGCAGAGTGCATCTCAGTCAACAGGTCTACAATTTCGGTTAAATGTCTCGGTGCGCGACGCCTGTCGGTTGCCGCAGCCAAAAATTGGCCGAACTCATCTTGCTGAAACAAGATTGCCGGATGCCTTGAGGTCGCAGAAATTAGGCCCGCCCCCGACGCGATCTTGCTGCCGCCTAAATATTCGCCTAGCCCCGCCTCAAGAAAAGCACGCGCGACCACTTGCCTCGCAACGTCCTTTCCCGCCCCTGAATCCGCGATGCTGACGACGTAGACGTTCGAGCGCAGATTGGTCGTCGTGCGGTACTTGCGACCCATCAAGACACCCATTGCCGCGATGCAGGCACCCACGGCGAGGATCGGCTGCGGTCGGCGTGCTGACGCGATAATAGCATCGAACAAATGCCGCATGATGCCGCCGACGTCGAAGAAGCCGGGGGCCACCGGCTCTGCGCGCGGCGCTGTTTCTGGCTCCGGCTCCTCTTGCGTCTGCGATTTCGGCTTCATCTGCAGGACGATCGGCTGGACGTTGGGCATGCCAACACGTTCCTTGAGCCAATTGGTCGCCGCATCGAAATCGCCGCCCGCCGCCGCCATCACGAGATCCAATGGCGTGAACGATCGCCCCTCGCCCCAATCGGTAATGCCGTCGGGATGGATCGACACGTTCGGGTTCTCGCAATTGCGCCAGTGCGCCGTGACGCGGTACGAACCATCGCCGCGTGCCTTCGCCATCGGGAAAAGCTCCGGCACCCACGCGCCAAAGTCGGCCATCGCGCGGTCGTTGATCTCGCGCCAATACGAATCGTTCTCGCCGATGACGACGCTGCGCTTGGCGGTCGGTGCCTTGTCGTCGTCGGTCTGCCATGGGGCGATGACACGCTCGACGCGCTCGATCAGATCATCCGGCAACTCCGGCAGCTCGCGCGCGGATGTGTTCTCAAGCGTGTCCGGTGTCAGCCACGCATACGGCATGCCGTCAGGGTGGATTGTCGGCGGCAAGACCGTCTGCCGACCATGCCCGAGGATCTCCATCACCGACTGACCGCCGACGCGCCACTTGCGCGCCGTGATGTCGGACCCGCGATAGAAGGCCGTGTACCCCTTGGCACCCTTCTTCTTGACCGGCGTCGGAGGTAGCAACGCCTCAAGCTGGCGGCGCAGATCATCTGGGCCGTAATCGAAATCGATGGCGATCAGGTTCGACGCGCGGCCTAAGGCGACGCACACGCCCGCGTCGGGCCACTTCTCCCACGCATTGACCTCAAACGTCGTCGGCAGGCGGTCGCAGTAGCGTTCCCACTCCTTCATGCCGCGCCACTCGCCGCGCATGAAGGCACCGGGGCGTTTTTCGCCGGGGACAATGGGGATCGCCGAGTACCCGAGGTCGATAAGACGCGGGCCGACGCGGGTGTAGGGTGAGGTCACGTTGCCGTCACCGTGACGACGCGAACAAAGCTCGCGTTTAGTTCAGCGTCTGCCTTCTGTCGCGCGGCAACCGCATCTTCAAGGCTGTCAAAAATACCAAGAAAATACTCTTTTCTTTCGTGCATAATTCTTGCGCGCCAGCGACCCTTTGGCGCTTTCGATATGCCAGCATGTCCGCTTGAATTGTTCTTTTTGATGCAAAGATTTTTTGAGTTTTGAAATTGCGTACACGGGCGAAGGTTTGCCAATCTGTTGTCCAATCTGTCGCCGTTGATATGGTCAACCACCTCAGAAGATGCGTCGTTAAAAATTACTCGGTGCATGTAGACATATTCACGACCGACCCGCGCCACTGCATAACCACTGTTTACTACGCACCAACGTGAACTTGAAACAAGAGGCACACTTTGCGCGTCAATTTTTGATACAGCGCAGACCTTGCCACCTCTCGTCCACAACGGAACAAAAGCGATGTCGCCGTCAATTTTAATTTCGCAATCGTCAAACGCCGCGCCGTACTTTTCAATCTCGGCTTTTTTGCGCTCGTTGATCGCAATCTCTTCGCTGGCAAATTCGCCAATGTATTTTTGTGCGCAGCTAACGCGCCATTTGCCGGTTTGTTTGTTGAAAGCTACGCCACGCATTCGTCGCCTCCGTCAATTTTAATTACAGTAACAGTAACCAAATTTTCGAGACCGTAAATCTTGCTTGCAGACAACGACACGATTTGATTGTCGTCTAGAAATACGATGCCATTGAACGCATCGCTCCAAACCTTGACTATGTTATCTGCGTCTATTTTTCCAACGCACCACTCTCCAATTGCAGCCTCTCGTTTTGTTTTGCTCCACGAGGCGGGCGGTGCAAAATACGCCTGCAAGATGAATTGAACGCGCCCCGTGAAAGGCTCGCGCCCCGCCATCTTCGCGCGCGCCGCATATTGAATCGCTTGCGTGTAGCTGCGCGTCTTATCCGGCGTGTACGCGTGACCGGCCCTTGTGAATCGCGGACGGCCCTTGCCCTGCGGCTTTTGCATCAACGATATTGTGATCGGTTCCAAGGAACGCCTCCAGTTTGATTTTCTTGTCGGTCGCATTGATGAGCAGGCGCGCGATGTCGAGCGAAGGCTCGACGGCACCGCTCATGATGCGTGCGAACTGTGTTTGCGTGACATTGATCGTGGCCGCGATGGCGCGAAGCTCGACGCCATTGATGCGCGCCCACGCACGAACGCGGCAGCGCCAATCTTGCGTGTCGCACTCGGTGTCGTAGAAATCTTGGACCCTCACTTGGCCCTTGGTGACGCGCTCGATCTCGCGCATCTGGTCAAGGTTTGGCCGACGATTGCCCTGCACCCAGCGCGTGATGGCGCCGGGGGTGGCGGCGATACGGCGCGCAAAATCCGCTTGCGAAACGCCGTTTTTACTGAGGTATTTTTTGAGGTCCATGTCCCCTAAATAGCCCCAAAAAAGAAAGTTGACAATAGTTTTGTTGGCGTGGCATAAACAGATCGTTGAAGCAGCAGGGCATGGCCCGAATGGAGAATGAAATGGGTAAGAGCATCAGTAAGACCGCCGCGCGCAATCGCACGCCGCAAGATATCGCCGCCGAATTGATGGCAGCGAAAGCCGCCGAGAATGCCGCCAACGTGGCGCGCGTCGAACTCGAGGCAGAGTTCATCAGCGCGGTTTCCTTCGACAAGGTCGAAGGTTCTCAGACGTTCAACGAGGGTCCGTATCGCGTGACCCTCACCGCGAAGCTGGATCGCAAGGCGTCCGACATGGACGACTTCATCGCCGCAGCGAAGAAGCTGCCCGCCGACCTTCAGCCTATCAAGATCAAGACCGAGATCGACGTCGCGGGCATCAAGTACCTGATGACCGAGAAGCCCGATCTCTTCAAGATCGTCGCCAAATATTTGGTGACGAAACCCGCGAAGACGGCTGTCGTCGTCGTGAAAACGGAGGAATAACCAAAGATGGCAATCAATCTTTCGAGCCTGCGGCGCACGGCGGTCAAGCGACCGCCGCGCATTTTCCCTTACGGCATCCACGGCGTTGGCAAGTCCACGTTTGCTGCTGCCGCTCCGAATCCGGTGTTTATTCAGACCGAAGACGGCCTCGACGCACTCAACGTGCATGCGTTTCCGCTTGCGCGTTCGTTTGCCGACGTCATGGATGCGGTCGGCGCGCTCTACGAAGAAGACCACAAGTTCGAGACAGTCGTCATCGACAGCGTCGATTGGCTGGAGCAGCTTATCTGGAAAGACGTCGCGCAAGAGCAGAAGGTCGCGAGCATTGAGGACATTGGTTACGGCAAGGGCTACGTCTTTGCCCAGAGCCGCTGGTCGATGTTGCTCGAAGGCCTCGACCTTCTTCGCAACGAGCGCAACATGGCGATCATCTTGCTGGGCCATGCCGCGATCAAGCGGTTTGAAGATCCGACGACCGACAGCTACGATCGATACGGCCCCGATCTGCATAAGAACGCTGCGAGCGTTTTGTGCGAGTGGTGCGACATTGTCGGCTTTGTCAATTTCCGCGTGGCCGTCAAGCAGGTCGATGCGGGGTTCAACAAGAAGACGACCAAGGGCGTCGGCACGGGCCAGCGCACGATTTTTCTCGAAGAGCGCCCGAGCTTCACGGCCAAGTCGCGTTGGCGCATCGGCACCGACTGCCCGCTCGACTGGGCGACGTTCGCCGCACGCCTCGAAAAGGCGCAGGGCGGTCAGGACGCGGCCCCCGTTGAGGATGCCGAGCCGGTGGCCGAGGAAAAGCCGGTCGAGATCAAGAAGGGAGGCAAGAAGGCCGCATGAGCGGCTACGACGAAGTGTTCGAGCGTTTTAACCTATGTCCTGATGTTTACGAGGATCGCCTGCGGGCCATCGACATCTGGATTGCTGAAAGGAATGGAAAGACAATGGCTCAACTAGGACAGACTTTCGACGCATCGAGCGTGCCGCCTGCGGATGACTTCCAGCCGCTGCCGGTGGGCGACTATCGCGTCGAGATCGTGCAATCCGAAATGCGGACCACGAAGGACGGCAACGGGCAGTATTTGTGGCTGGAGATGCAGATCATCGACGGCGAGTACGCCAACCGTAAAATCTGGGACCGCCTAAACCTGATCAACGGCAACCAGCAGGCGGTCGAGATCGCGCAGCGCACGCTGTCCTCGATCTGCCACGCGGTCGGCAAGATGACGGTGGACGACAGCGAAGAGCTGCACCAAATCCCGTTCATCGCGAAGGCCCGCCTCGTGCCGGATAAGGCGCGCGGGGGCGTTCAGAACGCCTTCTCGTATAAATCCGAGCAGGAGGCACCCGCCAAGCCCGCAGCGCGCCCAGCGGCCCCCGCAGCGCGTCCTGCGGCCCGTCCGGCACCGGCTGCTGCTGCGGCTCCCGCCGCACCGGCAGGCAAGCCGTGGGAGCGCGCCAAGCGCGCGTGAGGTCAATGCCCCCGGCGGCTCCGGTCGCCGGGGGATTCTTTCTGCGAGGGCCAATGTCTAAGCTCCCCGACATCCAAGACCCGACCCTGCTCGCCATCGATGCTGCAATGGAAGCCCACGAGGCCCGCAAGCCGCCGCGCCAGTATTTGGGCGCGTCCGGCATCGGTCACGCCTGCGAGCGCAAGTCGTGGCTCGATTTCCGGCATGCGTCCCAACGCAAGATCGACGCAAAAGGTCTACGCCGCATTCAAGACGGTTTTGCGGGCGAGCAGATCATGATCGACCGCCTGCGGATGGTCGAGGCGATCACGCTGATGACGCACCAAAACATCAACGAGCAGATCGGGATTGAGGACCACGGGGGCCACTTTCGCGGTCACTTGGACGGCATGATTCTGGGCCTGCTCCAAGCGCCTGTGAAATGGCATGTGTGGGAGTGCAAGGTCTGCGATCAAAAAAAGATCGACGCGCTTGCCAAGCTAAAGCACCAGCACGGCGAGAAGGGCGCGCTCAAGGCGTGGGACGAAATCTACTACGGGCAGGCGCAAATTTACATGCATTACACAAACACCGACCGGCATTATCTGACGGCCTGCACCCCCGGCGTGCGCGACGTCGTTACTTGCCGCACCGACTACGACGAGGCCGACGCGCTTCGCATCATCGCCAAGGCCAAGCGTGTCATTGAATCAAAGAACCCGCCTGCGCGGATCTCGACCGACCCATCGTGGTTCCAGTGCCGGTGGTGCGACCATAGCGATATCTGCCACGGCAGCACGATCGCGGCGCAGTCTGGGTGCCGCACTTGCGTCTATTCGACGCCTGCGCCCGACGGCACATGGCACTGCGCGCGGTTCGACGAGACGCTGGACTTCGACAAGCAGCGCGCCGGATGCCCCGCGCACTTGTTCATTCCCGCATTGATACCGTGGGAGCAGACCGACGCGGGCGACGATTGGATCGAGTACACCAAGCCGGATGGCAGCACATGGGTGGACGGGGGCGCTAAGTGATCACGCTGCGCGACTACCAGCATGATGCCATCGACGGCGTGTTCGAGTGGTTTGAGCGTGAAGACGGCAACCCGCTCGTCGTGCTGCCGACCGGCACCGGCAAGTCGCTTGTGATCGCCGCCTTCTGCGGGCGCGTTCTTGATGAATACCCCGACAGCAAGATCCTGATCGTGGCGCATGTCCGCGAGCTGATCAGCCAAAATTACGCCGAAATGATAGGGCTGTGG